GTTCTGCTGATTAAATTGTCACCTGTAATATCGTTAATTGCCATAATACAATTCCTTTGCTAGTTGAATGTAATGTTCAGCCTTCTCTAAATCCTCAAGTCCATTCTTTGCTCTATGACGACAAACATACTTAATCACGTTTGCCTCTAAGAAAGCAATGTCATTCTTCACAATAAACTCTACTGGCTGAATAATGTAGTTTTTATAATGTTGTCCTGAAACCTGTGTATCTAATGCACTCATTTAAACTCCTCTGCTAACTGTTTATAACCTTTACCTGTAGGATGTATTCCATCTTTAGACAATGACATAATAGGCAGCACAGTATCACCATAATCCTCTGATACCTCTAGCACCATTCTACGTACATCATTAATATCTACACCACCAGCAGGTAGATTACCTTCAGGCAACACCCAATACACTCGTTTAGCACCTATATCGTGACGTATCTTAACTAACTCTTGTTTAGTCTTAACCCACTTATGGTCGTTACTTCCTAGACTGATTAAAACTGTTTCAGCATTTAGATTCTCGTATTGATACTTACGATTCCATTGCTGTGAGTTAATGCCACCTTTAGATAGCGACCTACACTCTTGCTTATACATAGACACACCTACTGCTATGCTATCCCCTAGTATCAAACAATCAATCATGTAATCTTTCCCTGTAAAAATGATAAATAGCAATTCCACAGGCAAAGCCTAGAAAGAACGCTGTGCTGTAACATAATACGTACTCGATAATTAATTTCACTTATTATGTTCCTCACGCATATCTCTCATAGACTCACGCTCAACCATCTCTACAATCATGTTAATAGCTTTACCTAACTCAAGCAATGTAATGTCATCACCAACACCTTTTAAATATCGTTTAATGGTCGTAGCAAGCAGCTCATAATGTTTATCGCTATAGTTCACCATAGTAGTGTTCTCCAGTATTGCCGTTCTGTGAGATAACCTTCTGTCTACTTTCATCACCCCATGTTTCCCAACCATCAATGCTTACCAATGCCGAACGATTCCTGCACAGATAAAGAGGCACGTTACAATCTCTAAAATCGTCATTCCTGTTTTCCTTTGTAATAAAGTTGTTAGGATGCAATCTATAACGCTCTGCCATCTCAAACTTAACTTCTTCAACCTTGCGTAGATATTCGTCATATTTCAATCTTTCGTCATACGTTTGTTTAACTAAAATCTGTTTGATAACTTCCATTATAATGCTCCATCATATAAAGAGAATGTACTACCAATACCTCGATTAACTTGTGGCTTCGGTTTTTGATACGCATAGAAACCAGCAGGTCTATTAGAGTTCATTACAATAGTAGCGTTAGGATTGCCTTCTACTTTAATGTACACATCTTTACCTGGCTTATCATTGTTAATGTTAATCTTAATTTGAGTTTTGTATTCTTTTAGCGCAGTTTCTAAGTCAGCGTTCATCTCAATAGAAGCAATAAACTCGTAACCATAGTATTTCTTTTTAGTCTTTTTATAGAAGAATGACTGCTTCTTACCTAGAGGACAGTTACCTTTATGGTCTGCAATCACATAGCCTTCATGCTTTAAGCGTTGCATATCCTCAATAATACGTGCTGCTTTCTCGTCTAGTTCTGTTGTAATCTGTTTAGTTGTTAAGATTTTATCTTTTAGCAACTCAAGTATCTTAATACGTCTACGTACTGCAATAATCGACTGTAAATAACATTTCTTTGATGTTTTAAATTCCATAACTATCTCCTTAATTGGTGGGGAATAACACGGTTCAATAAAATAATCACAAGATATTGAGGTCTTAGCTATCCAAACTAATAGTGTTACTCCCCATTGATTGTGGCTTCTTCGACTAGGAATCCCCCAGTCCTTTATGCCGTTACCGACAGGACTTCAGCCATTGCCCAGTTCCGATGCAAGGCGGAATTATAAATACTTTACATCAAAATGGGATATCCGATTCAAAATCATCAACTTGTGGCTGATACGCATTAGCTTTAGCTGGCTCACCTGCTGGTCTGATATATTCACCTGGATTAGCTTCTTTAACGTATGGCTCACTAAATGCAAAGCTAAAGAACTTACCTGACTTGCCTTCTTTTAACCATGCTGACATACGCATCTCTTTACCATTGACCATGCAGTTACCTGTGTAGTCTGGGTGGCTATCTTTCTCTTTACGGTTGTTTTTAAATAAACTACCTGAGTTATCTCGTTGTTCGTATTGTGCCATTTTCTAACCTTTCTTAAGTGTTGAACGTGTCTTACTATCTAAAATACTCCAAACAGCTAACTTAGTATCATTATCTAAAGTTGCTGCGGATTCTTTGGCTTGCTCAATATCACCATTCTTAACAAAGAACGTAATTTCTTCTGCAATACCGTGTATTAACTCTTTTTCTGCTGCACTAAAGTTATCTAATGCACCAGCCATAGGAGTAATTGATTGTGTAGGTGCTTTAACTACATCTTCCTCTGGCAAATCCTCACCAGCATAAATGTATAGACCTAAACCATGTAACGCAATAGCTTTAGCTAGACATCGTTGCATTGCTGTATTAACAGACATAGCATCAGGATTCTGAATAGCTTTGTTACGATAATCCATAACAGGTAACTGTGCAGTCATAGACTTACCAAAAGCATTTACTGTACAAAATACCATTAATGATTCACCGAACTGTGCTGGTTGACCGTAGTACCATGTCGCTGTAGGGTCGTTCTGTAGTAGTGTATCAACAGCCCATGCCCATGAGAGATACGATAAACCATTCTTCTTTTCAATATGCTCATTGACGTTAATCTTTCTTAACTCTGCATAGTTCATGATTCGTAATCTTCCATTTTATCTCTAAGAATTAACTTAAGTGCCTCAACATCTTCTAGCGCCTGGATAAGTGGTAATACATCTGTACCTAACCACATTACTTTTCTAATATCAATCTCTACGTATTCTGATTCTAAATCACCAAAGTAAACTGCACTAACATCTAGGTCGTACTCTACTGTTAGTTCTAATCCGTTTACTACTAAGTTTGTAATCATTATTTAGTCCTTTCATATCCGTTAAAGTCTAACACTACCCATTGATTGCCTACTCGTACAGCATTGATTCTCTTGTTTGCACATAGTCGTCTGACCCAAGCAGGTGTGACGTTCAAACGCTCTGCTGCTTCGTCTACACTTATCATTAATTGCTCTTTCATACTCACCTTTCTTTGTTTCAAGTTTGATATTATAACATCTCTTTTGCAGTAGTCCAATGGTTTTCACCACAGCACCCAAGACTGTCGCCTTTAGGTTCACCACAATATATACATACGATTTCATCTTCATCATAATCTTCATACTCCTCACGAGTTACCTGGTATTCATACATTGCTTGGCACATTACTCAATCCTTCCGATAACAATATCTTCAGCAGCAATATACATAGCTGACATAAGTGACTTGGTAAATATCAATAGGTCTGCATCAGCTTCTTCTTTAGCACCTTTTTTAGTGCTGTGCATACGCTTGCAGTAAGACTTAAACATTGCACGTAACGTAGCTTTAGTTACATCAAAGTCTACATACTCATCAAACAATAGCTCTGCAACAAAAGCATCTTCGTCTGCTGCATCTTCAATCTCGTTTTCTAACCATTCGTTATCATTTTCTATATCTGATGGTATCTCGTGTGGGTTATTAAGGTAATATTCGTAATAGTCGCTCATAATTATTTCCAATCAAAAAATTTAGCTAATACTTCAGCAACTAATAAAACTATAATGAATACTGCAAGACCTAATACTACGATTGTTAAGTTATCCATGTTGCTCTCCTGTTGTTGATGTGTTCATTGTATCGACTTTGAAACTTGTGTCAACATTTATTTTTAAATTAAACAACAAATATTAATAAGTTTTTTTAATTGGTTTATTTTTTAGGTCGTGAGTAAACTTTGGGTTTAGTAATTAGCATCTATTTAAACTATATCTTGACTTTTATAGTGATTTATGCTATAGTTTTGGAAAGGCTAGGTTAT